GAAGTGTATCAGATTCTGAATATCTTCCAGATATATTTTGGAAAACAGAAAGAGAAGTTTTTGAATCTCACATAGATGGTGCTGGCAAGATACAGGTTCCAGATGGATATAGTGACATAATTTTTAAATTTATAAATATGTGGACTATAAAAACCCCTCCTGGGTATTCTGTCATGATATCTGCTCCAGCAGGGCACAACGATCTTCCATTTAAATGTGTTCCAGCAATAGTTGATACAGATAAGTATGATGCTGCATTACCAACCCCAGTTTTTCTTAAGGAAGGGTTTGAGGGGATTGTTGAAAGAGGAACTCCAATGATTCAGGTTACTCCTTTTAAAAGAGAATCTTGGGAAGCAGAGTTTGACTTGTATAAAGAAGAAGAGTATTTTTATAAGCAAGAAAATTACTTAAGGGCAGTATCATTTGGCAATTATGTAA